AAACATGAGCGTATGGGTCTGTTTCGCTAAATAAGTCGAGATATACATAGTGTTGCCGGGCATGATGTTTGTCATCCGCGTAAGTAACAGGGCTGCTCACCGTTTGAAACGTGAAATACTTTGCGGGCGGGTTGGTGTCCCCGGCCCATTTCATCCAGTAAGCAGGCGCCCCCACGCCGGAAAGCGCCGTCACAATCGTTGCGCGTATGTCCATCTCATCACCTCAAGGAACAAGTCAGTTCCACGCGGCCCCGCCCGACTGCGTATGACCTGACAACGTTGTATTTCGTGCTGTTCCACTCCACCTCGGTTTGTCCGGTGTAATCGTCCGCGTTCACGCTGAACACGATGTCCACACGGATGCCTGCGGAATTGGCCGCGTAGTACTCGGCGCGTTTGGCGCTCAGTTTGTCCGCCCACACCGTGGTCTTGGTTTCCGTCAGCACCGGGATGCCCACGCTGTTGACGCTCGTGACGGTATCGACCAGCACCAGTTGCTCGTCCATCCTCATGTCGCGGCCTCCACGGTGTAGTCCTCTCTGCGCCGCATCTCATCACGCTGGGTCATGTAGTCCTGCATGTTCCACAGGGCTTCTTTCTCGTCCTGGGCGAATTTCCATCGAACAAAACTCCGCACTGCGCCCAGCACCAGCACGTCGGTTTCATCGTTCGCCTTGGTGGGGAGGACGCCGAGCTGAACCAGGTCAGCCCGGCACTCCTCAATCAAATCGGTCAGTTCTGTGGCGATGTCCGAGGCGGTCGACACGACACGCACCGCCCGCTTGATCTTGGCCAGATAGTTCACGCCAACCGCCATAAGCCCTCCTTATACGAGGTAGTAGATGTCAATCTGACTTGCATTCAACGCAGCGGTCGGATTGACGTAATTGCTCCCCAACGTGGTAGCGTGGAAAGAACTGGATGCCACGGTATCCGCAACCCCGCCGCTGACAATCTTCAGGATCGTGTCATACGGTAAACAATGCGGAAGTCCCAGGTCGTCCGTAGTCCCAATAGACACGTTCCCGGCTGGGTTGCCGGACACGATTCCGGCGTATGCGCCCAGGGTCACGCCGGTCCCATTTGCACCGGCCCCGGAAAAGGCGATGTTGTAGGTGGCGTCCTGCGCGGCGAATGCTTTGGCCGTCATAATGACGTCCGCGCCGTCGGACGTGAAAGTGAAGTCGCCGGTAATGTCGGCATTTAAATTGGCGGCGGCGGCAATGGCCGCAGCAACATCCTCCGCACTGTCACCCTGCGTCACCCCCACAGTCAGCACTTCAGAGCTGCCGGTCAGGGCGGCCGCAGTCACGGTGATGGTCATGTCGGCCGTGGCGGACGCGCCCGCGGTGACCTTGATGCCGCCGCTCTGGTATCTCGCCACGGGGAAGGTGATGCCGGTGACAGACGCGAATGCCTCGTCCCCGGCCACGGTTGCCGCGCCGTTGAGTGCGATGGTGTCGCCCATCGCCGTGCCGTCAGAATCCAGGCCGGTGATAACCACGTTACCTAAGCACCCAGCCGTGTCGCAGGTGATGCTCAGGCAGCGCGGAACGGCCGGCTGCGCTAAAACGTCTCCGCTGTCAAAAGTCTGTACTGCTCCGGTCAGCGGCCTAGCGGCCAGCACCGTCGCAGCACCCGCCGCGACAGCATCCGCCGCAGCAATCTGGTAATGGGCGACAAAGGACCGGTCAACATGCTTATCGCTGCCGGTTTTCAGCCATTGCCCCCTGTTAGGGTCATATCCCGCAAGTCCCATTGTTATCCCTCCAATAATCAGGGGATGGAAAAACCCCTCCCCGTTTCAGTTCAATCAGGTAAACAGTTTCCGCCATGCAGACGCGTCCGGATGGTCGCAGTCGAAGATGACGGTCCCGCGATAGATCACGCTGTTCGTGGTGAACCCGGCCTCCTCGGACGCCTTGACGTTGATGTCCTGGCTCATGTTTCCATAGAGCTGCTTGAAGTTGCCGAAGTACGCGATGCCCGCGCCCACGGTGTCGGAAATGATAACCGGGAAGCCCAGCACACGGTAGGGGATCGCGGCAGAGAAATCCTTCGCCACAATGGGGAAGCCGTTTGCGTCCTGCACCTTGGCAAACTGGTTATAGAACATCGCTTTGGGCATCAACCACTTCGCATTCCTGTCATGCCGAGCCGGGAGGAGCGCCATCAGGTCCACGACGTCGTCATAGGTCAGGCCAGCGCCGTAATCGATGCCGTCCACATTGTCCGTCCACGCTCCGACCACGTTCTCGATACCGCCGGTCACGTTGGTCCCGTTGATGATCCCGGCCTCCACAGCAAGGGCGATGTCCTCGGCCAAAGCCTTGACCAGCCACGCCTCAAACGCGGGAACGGCAGTGTTGCGGATGGTCGCGGAGATCGAGTGCGACTTGACGAACTCGAACTGAGACAGGGTGACGGCGGTCAGGGTGTCGGCCGCGGGAATGATCGGCGCGTTTTCAACATGCAGCGCAGCAGCCGCCCTCGCGCCCTCGACCATGATGCGAAGCACGCCGGGGACCCTGAACATATTGATTTCATTCATCATCGGCGCGATCTTTGCCATGTTGTCAACGATCTGGTCAGCGATGATGGTCGGTACGGCGGGCGCGGCGCTCTGGAGGGTCACAAGGTCCCATACGCGCTTTTCAACCTCGTTCATGGGCTTGGCCATCATGCTCTTGGTCCACGCGGTACGATATTCCGGAAGGTCCATTGCCTCCCGATAATTCATGTTTCCGATATGTTCACTCATGGGCTTTTCAACCTTTCTCGTTTCGATGGTTTTCTCCGGGGCTTTCCCCTCGTTCAGTTCCAGCGCAGTCTTTTTCCGCTGCTCCAGGTCAATCAGTTCGGCCTTGCGGGTGAGCAGGCCCTTCTTTTCCTCGGCGGCCTTTTCCACCGCCTCGGCTTCGGTCGCCTCGCGGACTTCCACGTCCAGCGCGGCCAGCCGTTCCTCCACTTGCTGGAGGTTCATGTCATCCAAATTCATTTAGTTCACTCCCATGTAAAAGTATTTCGCCTTGGCCAGTTCCAGCGCGTGACGGGCCTCCGCCCGCTCCCTCTCGGCCTCCGCCTCGAAATAGGACCGCGCCGTGATTGCCGTGGATTCGTAAGCAGGGAAATCTACCGCTGCCACGTCGAACACGCGCTTGATGCCCTGGATTGAGCGCGTCCGGGTGTCTTTGTTGTAGGCTTCCTTGTTTACAGTAAAAGCGAAACTCATCTTGTCGATCAGCCCCGCCTTTATCTCATCGTATAACGCACGGGATTCCGCCGTGCTGGACAAATCGGCCCGAACCTTCAGCCCATGATCGTCCACCATCAACTGCAGCGTGCCGTTCTTTGTCCGGGCGACCGGTTTCCCGCCGTGATTGAAATTCATCACCACGTCGCCCATCTGCGCCTCATCAAACGCGCCGCGCTCAATGACCTCCGAATACTTCACGCCGTCAAACTCATACATGACCTCCGGCGTATCAAAAACCGCTGCATATCCATCCACAGCGGCTTCATTTGCATCGGCCCGGCACTCAAAGGCCCGGTATCGTCTATCCTTGCTGATCATCTTGCTCTTTGTCCTCCTTGGTGAGTATCATTTGCTTCCCGGTCGTCCGCGCCTGTTCAATCCGTTTCTGCGCGATGTTGTAGTACCCTTCGTCCAGTTCAATGCCAATGAAGTCCCGGCCCGTATTCACCTTGGCCGGCTCTTCGTTGATTTTCGGGTTCTGCCAATACAGCGGCTCATCGCCCCACGGCACCGCGGGCAGGTTCATCACCTGTCTCCACTCGTTCGGGGTCAGCGCCATGCGGTCCACCATCTGCACCAGCTTGAGCTTGTTCTCCATGCTCATGTACTGCATCCGGCTGGACTCAAAAATCACCTCGTTGCCAAAGCCCCGCTGCCGGTCCGTGTACACCTTGTAGGTGAGCTCCAACCCCAGCGCCACCAGGAACGGCTCAATCGCGGAATCATAGAACGATTCCCAGGCGTCCCCGAACAGCTTGCCCTGAATCGCTTCCTCGCTCACGCCAAAGTAGCGGTAGATGTTCTCCCGCAGCTGCCCGATGTGTTCATAGGTCGCTATCTCGGGCTTTACGTCCACAGGTTTGAAATCGACCGTGCTGTCCAGCATCGCGATACCGCTGCTGTTCTCCAGGCTCAGGTAGTCCGCCACGAATCGGTCTTTCTGCCGCTTGATGTCGTCATCTGAGAGCATCGCCTTGGTGCTCTTCAGGATGCCGCGCAGGTTCGCGGTGCTCTTGATGGCGTTGGCCATGCCCTGGCCTGTGGTGTCCAGCAGCTGCAGGCTGGTCGTGATGGCGTGGTTGCTGTCGCCGAAGATGTCAGACTCGTTGTAGTGCTTCCGCAGCACCAGCAGGTCATCCCACCCGGCCGTCAGTTTCTGGCCGCCCGCGAACTGAAATCTGATGTACAGCCTTCCGCCGCTCTCCACAGCTTCCGCCGGGCAGTTGGGCACCGGGTACAGCGAAATCGCCCGCCCGCGCTCGTCCCGGTTGATGTAGACAAAAACCGTGTTGTTCACCTCGTACAATGTCCGGCACTTATACAGGAAATCCTTGCCGTTCATGTACAGGTTCGGGCGCACCCGCAGCAGGCGCTCCAGCGCCGGGTCCTGCCGCGCCACCGCGTTCGCCTTGCTGGTGTGCTCCGCCAGCGTGTGGACGCAGCTCCTGGCCACATCATTCGCGTACACCCCGCCCTGGAACGGGTAGAACGTGCTGTTGTACGTCCCGATCTCCCGCCAGGTCGTTCCGGTCCGGTCCTTCTTCCCGCCGAACAGGGCGGCGATTGCCCCTCTAAAATTCATTCGGTTCATCACTCCTTAATTCGGCAGTATCTGAGGAAATCTTCCTCATGGTCGCAATATCCAACGAATGAGTTAAGCAAAGAAACAAGACCATCTATGCGCTTGGTGCTCCCAGTCTTCACCGGCTGGATGGACTGGATGCCGTCCCGGTTTAGCGTCTTGACGCCAGTATTCAGCAGGCAAAAACGAAGCATAGGATTGTTCTGATAGACAATCCGTTTTTCCTCAAACAGTCCGCCCAGGCGCTTCATGGGGTAGCTCCATGTGTAAGCCCCTTGCGGAATCTTCACCATGTCAAATCCCCGCTCCTTCATGTCGTTTTCCCAGTAGCCCGCCAGCGCGCGGTCATAGCAAATCCACAGCGGCCGGATCTCGTGCTTTTGCACCATGTCCACAAACCAGGCGGTAACGTCCCGATAGTCCACCGTTGCACCTTCGCAAATGGTCAGCCAGCCCTGGTCCGCCCACAGTCGGTAAGGGGCTTCCCGGGCGCTGGTTTGTTCCGTGGCATCCACCCGGGCACGGGGCAGGAAATACTGCTGGAGCACATAAAACTTGGGGTCTCCCTGTTTCCTGATCAGCAGGGTGGCGCAGGTCAGGTCCGTGGTGGCAGACAGGTCACAACCTCCGATCGCGTAGCTGTGCTCCAGAAACTCCATCGGCACAGTCTCCTCGTTGACAATGGCCTCCCAGGTCAACCAGGATGCCGCGCTGTTTTCAGGAAGATTGAAGTCCTTGGTCAGTAGCGTCGGAAGGAAAGACGGATCCCTTTTGGCCTTCTCAACATTGTCCCTGAGCGTCTGCAAGCTCTTGATCTTCCCCAGGCCCGGGTTTGCTTTGGGCCATGCCGTTTCGTCCGCCCATTCCTCCCGGCTGTCCAGTTCGTAGATCAGCGGCAATAAGCGATAATCGTGAAAGCCGTCCTCCCACAAGGCCACCCTTGAGGCATAATCATACTTGCTGTCAAAAAACGCTTCTCGAACATAGCCGTTTGTGGAGATCAGCCAGGCTAACGGCTGCTCCCTCGCCGACTGGCTCTGGATCATTACGTCATAAATCCTTGAATCCCGCGCCTCGTGAATCTCGTCCTGGCAGAAAAAATGGGCGTTCAGCCCGTCCATGGTTTTTGTGTCGGAGGCGATTGCTTTGAAGATTGCCATTGCCGCCGGAAAATAAATATCAGACTGCCGTTTCTTGGTCAGGCTTCTGATCGCCCGGCTCTGCTGGCGCATGTTCACAGCCTCGTTAAACACCAGTTTAGCCTGGTCTAACTTGTTGGCCACCGCGTAACACTCAGCGCCCGGCTCTCCGTCCGCGATCAGCATATACAGCCCAACGCCGGAGGTCTCGGTAGACTTGCCGCACTTGCGCCCACGAAGGTCAATTACTTCGCGGAATCGCCTGTGCCCGTTCTTGTCCACCCACCCGAATGCAAGTTGTATCTTCGCCTTCTGGAACAGCCCCAGTTTGATTGGCTTGCCCGCCCATTTGCCCTTCGAGTGTTTACAAAAGGTTTCTATGAACTCAATGGGCCGGTTTCCCGCGCCCTCGTCAAACCGCCACTCAAACGGCGGATCGTCCATCCAGGCGCATTCTCTTTCATACACCGCGCGCACCTTGGCGCTGACAACCTCCCCACCGTTACGGATCGCTTCTAAATAAGCCTTCGCATAATTCACGCCGCCTCACACTCATTTCGGCCTTTTCAAAAAGTTCACAAGTTCTGCCGCCTCCTCCGCCTTCTTCTGTCCCTCTGGAAGCTGGTCCAGCAGTTGCTTGATAACGGTTTGATAGTTCTTGTCTCTGGTGTTGTACAGCTGCGCCACCGGCCTTTGTCTTTCGTATGACGGCAAATCAGGGGACTGGGTAAAAGCCTCCACGTCCCCGCGCTCCGCTATATCTTTCCAAGCGTCGTCAAGCAACACCCTCAGCCTGGCGGCCTGAGAGATCAGCCCATCACAAACCGCCATTTTCTCAGGGTCCATGTCCCGGAATACCCTGCGCAGCCGGGTCAGCTCTTTCTTGACACGCTTCTCCCGGTCCTGCGCCGCTTCTTTGCCTTTATCCACGCCTTGTCTGCCTTTCTTTGTCTTTGATAGGGGGATCTCGCGCGCGCCAGCCAGTATCAGAAGGG